AGCAGATGTTTATGCCTGCACTAATCAAATTGGAGGGGATTGTTCTAGTAATTTATTAGATACTTTCTCTATCACTTTAAAAGTCATTGATAATCAAACAGGTGAAGATTATATGAAAACAACTACCTGGTCCGTGGGCAATGCTTGGCAAACCTATCAAACATCATTAACTGTTCCTTCTAATACTTTAGGTACAGATACTTTAGCGATTGCTACTTTCTATGGGTATGACAATGGTTATTGGGCAGGTTGGTATGGTCCTGTAATTGATGATATGCAAATGTGGGCCGTTTATTCTCAAGTACAAGAAGTAATTAGTTTAGTAGAAAATATAGTTACAGAACAAATTCAATCTGTGATTACCTCACAAACCTATGAAGTTGATTCAGTTTATATTCCCCCTGTTGATGTATATGAACCTGATATCTTAGCAGATTTCACCATTGAGATAGATACCTTTGAAGAAGTAATTGTAATGGATTTTACTATTACAGAAACAGATACAGGGGAATTAGAAATGCAAATAACTACTTTTGAAGATAATGTAGAGGTCGATGTAGAAATAGTTGAATTAGATATGGAAGCCATGGTAGAAGAAATGGATGTTGAAGTCCAATCCGATAGCGAAGATGCTCCGAAATCTACTGTGGAGGCAGAGGAAAAAGAAGAGCAAGAAACAGTACAACCGAAAGACACAAAAGAAACTATTGCAGCCAAGATACTGGAGCGAGTAGCAGAACAAGGCGATCAAGTCGCTTTATCTAATGTTAAGCTAGCTATTATGGCACAGTTAACAGATACTCAGTCGTTTGATGCTTATCAAACTAAATTTATTATTGACAATAATGTTGATGATTATTTATTACAGACAATTGAAGATCCCTATGGTATATTGTTTAGCATGGCACAGGATCAGTTAATGAATCAAATGGTGGAGAGTCAATATGGCGGAAATTGAGTATGGCGGGATTAAGATTAAAGGTGGTAAAATTCTTATTATTCTGTCTTTGCTTGGTACCTTGGGTGGTGCTGCTTGGTCAGGCTTTACATTTTACCAAGACTATCTTGATATGAAGAAAAAAATAACCGAATATACTGAGCCTGATCTTACTGGAATTGAAAAAAGATTATCTGTCTTAGAATCTAATAGTGCAGAAACAAAGGATTTTGTATCTGATATTAGAACTGATTTAAAAGATGATATTAGACGTACCGAAGATATTGCTTATTCTGCTGAAAAGTTTGCAAAAGATAGTTCTAGAGAACTACAAGATGACTTAAAAAAGCTTGAAGAAGATTTAAAACTAGAGTTAAATAAAGCATTAAATAACCCTTTGAACATGAGTATAGCTAAATGAACCAAATAGACCTCAAACTAATCCTACCATATATAGCAATTATATGCAGTATTGGTATCTCTTGGGGTATGTTCTCTCAACGATTAGACGCAGTAGAAAAGAAAGCAGATGCTATTGCACAAATGCAAATTGATATTGCAGTTATCAAAGAAAAAATCTTAGTTTTAGATGACATGAATAAACAAATGGACTGGATGTCTGACTTTCTTATTAAAAACTACAGCGAATTTTAATGGCTAAAAAGCAAACAGACAGTTCAAAGATCATTGAACATGTGGTCAAAAAGACTACAATTGGTGATGGTAGAATAAGTTGGTCTACTATGAATAAACATAAAAGACGTAATTTTAAAGAATATAGGGGGCAAGGAAGATGAGTAATAAAAAGCCTGGACTGTGGGCAAATATAAACAAGAGAAAAAAATTAGGGATTAGTAGATCAAAAAAAGATTCTACTATAACTAAGTCGTCTTGGGAAAACATGAAAGCAGGGTTTCCTAAGAGTAAGAAAAAAACCAAGAAAACCTAGTTAGGAGGTATCTCATGGATAAAATATGGTCATGGTGGGACAAGCTAAATAGAACTGGCAAAATCGCAGTTGCGGGTATTGCCATTGTAGCTTTGTACTCAATACTTAATAACTGGTGGTAAGCCAGTTTCTTTGTCAGCAGTGCTTAATAAGTGCTGCTGACGTATGTTGAAGTGTCTAGAACGAAACAAGCCGAAAAAATAAAAGAAGAACTTCAAACTGATAATTCCCATATATTCTTTAGAACAGATAAAACAAAATACGAAAAACATTTAAAAAATGCCTTAAAAGAGTGGAATAGAAAAGGCTGTTTTATGTTTTGTGATTTACTACATAATCAATATACGGAACAAGAGTTTCAAGAGAAAGTAGAGTTTTTTAATAGATTTTATGTAAAGAAGAACCTTCTATTTACAGGTAGATATGATTCAAGGTTCTCTATTGTAGAAGTAAAAAAGATGAGTTATAAATAAATATGGCAACTTCAGGGACCACATCATTTGATCTTAGTTTTGATAGGCTTATAGATAGAGCTTATGCCCGTTGTGGTTTAAATGTTCGTACAGGATACGAACTGCAGGCAGCAAGAGATAATTTAAATTTACTGTTTTCTGAATGGGGTAATAGAGGTATTCACCTTTGGAAAGTAAAAAATTACACAGCTAATCTAACAGCAGGAACTACTACTTATACAGCCCCTTCCGATGCTTCGGATGTGTTAGAAGTAGTGTATAGAACAGTATCTAATAGTTTACCTACGGATACTAGCATGACTAAAATATCTAGATCCGAATACGAAAATTTACCTAATAAATCTAACCAAGGAACTCCTAGTCAGTATTATGTGCAAAGAAATTTAGCTAATGTACAAATCAATTTATATCAAACACCTGATACAACCGACAGTCAGATTAATTATTACTATGTAGGAAGAATCGAAGATGTAGGTGCTTATTCTAATACTGCGGATGCACCTTATCGTTTTCTACCTTGTGTTGTATCTGGCCTAGCTTACTATTTAGGTCAAGAAGTAGCGCCTGAGCGATCACAAGAGTTAGAAAGAAGATATGAAGCAGAACTTCAAAGAGCGTTAACTGAAGACAGTCAATCTACTTCTGTACATATTGTTCCTGCTGATTTCTATGCAGGTGCTTAATCATGTCATTTGCAAAAGGTAAATTTGCACTCGCAATCTGCGATAGATGTGGTCAACAATACAAATATTTAGAACTTAAAAAAGAGTGGAACGGATTATTTACTTGTCCTGAGTGTTGGGAACCTAAACACCCACAATTAGATCCACCCTATCACCGTGCTGATCCTATTGCTCTAAAAGACCCTAGACCTGCTAGAAAAGAACCCTTAGATGTTTATGTCCAAGCTCCGGGTGATTCTAGTTTTACCAGTGATGGATTACAGCCTTCTATTGAAACCAAAAAGTTGCTTATTGCGGTTAGAATTGGTAATGTAACAGTGAGTACATCATGAATTATTCGGATTTATTAGACAATGTTAGAAACTACACAGAGGTAGGATCAGAGGTCCTATCTAATTCTGTAATTGATGTATTTATTACTAATGTTGAAAACAAGGTACAAAAACAATTAGATTTAGATGCCTTTAGAAAATTTGCTACTTCTAGCTTTACAATAGGCAGTCCTTTTATCACTCTTCCTGATGATTTTGATTTAGAAAGAGGCGTTCAAATTGTAGATACAGCCACTAACGATCGTACTTGGCTAGAACAAAGAGATACAACTTTTATTGATGAGTATAATGTGGATCGGGTTAATAATACAGGTAAACCTAAGTATTATGCAAACTGGGATCAAAACACAATGATCTTTGCACCTACTCCTGATGCTACTTACACAATAGAATTGTGGTATAACAAAACCCCTGATCATTTATCTAGTAGCCAAACTACAACTTGGTTATCTAATAATGCACCAGAAGTTTTAATTTATGGCACTCTGACCGAGGCTTTTTCTTACTTGAAAAATCCTACATATGTGCAATTATACCAACAAATGTACAGTCAAGCTGTACAAGGTCTATCTGTTACTCAAATGGGTAGAAAACGAAGAGACGAATACGCAGACGGAGTCCTACGTGTTCCTTTACAATCAGTGGCTCCAGGAGGTAAATAAAAATGGCGATTACACAAGCAGTCTGCGATAGCTTTAAAGTAGAGCTATTAGAAGGCGAGCATGATTTTAGATCCTCTGGTGGGGACGCTTTTAAATTAGCGTTGTATGATGCTTCAGCAACTCTAAGTAACACAACAACAGCATATTCTGCAACTAACGAAGTTAGTGCATCAGGATCATATTCTGCAGGTGGTGGTGCATTAACCAACACAGGTGCAGCAGGAACTGGCGCAACAGCATATATTGATTTTAGTGATATCAGTTTTACATCAGCAACTATTTCAGCTCAAGCGGCCGTTATCTATAACTCTAATACTTCTGCTACTACTAACACAAATGCAGCAGTCATGGTTTTGGATTTTGGTGGTGTTAAAACTTCTACTGCAGGCACATTTACAATCACATTCCCTACTAACGATTCATCAAACGCAATCCTAAGATTATCATAAGGAGCGTGCCGTGGCTTTTGTTGTAGCGGATAGAGTAAAAGAAACCAGCACTACAACTGGTACAGGCGATCTTACGTTAGGTGGTGCAGAAGATGGATTTCAATCTTTTAATTCTGCAATAGGTACAAGTAATTCCACTTTTTATTGTATTCAATTACAAGGCGGAACTGAATTTGAAGTAGGTGTAGGAACTTTAACAGGATCTACTACCTTTCAAAGAGATGCAGTAATAACTTCCTCTAATTCCAATAATTTAGTAAACTTTAGTGCAGGGACTAAGGATGTGTTCTGCACACAACCTGCGGAACAACCGCATGACGCAACAATGGTGGCATCCATAGCCCTAGGATAAGGTGCTATGTTAAACAGTTTATTTCCATTTTCTGCTGATTCCTACGCAGGACCAGGAGAGTCGGCGGTCAGTGTTGCCGTTTCTGTTACGGGTGTATCTATATCCACTGCTATTGGAAATGCGACAGTTGCTGCTGACGCTAATGTAACTCTTACAGGTATTGCTATTACCTCTACTCAAAATAGCGTCACTACTTCAGGAACAGCCAATATTTCACTTACAGGTGAACAAATCACCTCTACTCAAAATTCTGTTACTACATCAGGATCAGCTACTGTCACCACAACAGGTGAGGCTATTACCTCTGCCTTAGGAACTGAAACAGTTACAGGTGATGCTAATGTTACTGTAACCGGTGAAGCTATTACTTCCGCTCAAGGCAGTGTTGAAATTGGCATAGGTATTGATGTTAATGTAACGGGT